ATAATATTCTGAAGGGGGAATAATAATGTTTACAAAAAATATAATGGTGGCGCACGAGGTGGGTAGTATATGAGTTGGTGGGATACAATTGCGAATATCGTGACGCGCCAGAGGGACGTCGTAGTCGCTCCACACATGGTGGAAGATAACCGATCGAAAAAGGCGACTCTGACAGATGCGTCTTGGGTTACTAATCCACAGTTTGGATCACCAAGACGCATAGATTTCGGTGAGCTTGAGGAATACGAAACAGATATTACTGTTCAGGCAGCAGTCAATTTCATTATCGACAGTGTCGCAACGAGTGAATGGGATATCGTACCAGACGAAGATATTGACGCAGAAGATGATACAGACACGTCTGATGCAATAAAGTTCTTCAACAGCGAACAGTGGGAAGAGTCGTTCGAGATGGTCTTGCGTGGTATGATCGCAGATGTCCTTATGTATGACTGTGGGGTGATGGTGCTTACATTCCCAGAGTTCTGCTACGACGAGGACAAGACAATGGTGAAGAAGGGTGTGCCACCACTACAGTTGCGCGCGCGAGATGGCAGATCGTTCATCAAACAAGTCACCGAGCATGGTGACATCATTAGATATTGGCAATATTCATTTCTGAACCAAGCAACAAAACCGGTCGAGTTTGACAAAGACGAGATTATATATGTTCAGGAACGTCCATCAACGCGTAGTCCATACGGCACATCGAAACTCGAAGTTGTTAAAAACGTCGCTGACCTTATGATAGCGACCCAGATCGGGCATCGATCCGAACAGGAGAATGCATTGCAGATCGGTGGTGTGATAAACCATCCAGATGTCACTGACACAGAGCGACTGAAAGCATTTTCTGTAATGTATAATGCGAATTTAAAGGGGGAACATAATAAAAACGCATGGCTTGTAACCGGGGGGAACGTCGAGGTTAACCCAATCGATGCAAGCATATCTGATAATTCGTGGATAAGTGGATCAGAGTTCTATCAGCAACAGATTCTCGCGGTATTCAAGGTTCCAAAGACAATACTCGGTATCACATCGTCCGACACGAATCGTGCCACAGCAGTAGCACAGAGCACGAATTTCAAGCGCATGGGTGTCAGCACAATGCTGTCACTGATCGAGAAGGTGCTTACACGAGAGATTGTGAAGAAATACTTTGATCCATCACTCATGTTCAGGTTTGTTCGTGAAGTTGATCTAACAGACGAAGCAATCCGTGCAGACGTTGATGCCAAGAACGTTTCGACAGGAGTTCGTACAGTCAACGAGTTGCGCATGAGAGATGGGCTCGATGAAATAGACGACATGGGAGATACCGAGGAAACGGAAGAAACTTACGTCGATGAATACGGTGAATTCGAGGGTCTGGATTTTAATGGCGGCAACATACAAACAGATGAAGCCGCAATCAATGATTCAGAGAAATCGCTTACAAACCATGTAGACATTGAAAAGAAGCGTATATGGGTTCCCCCGTCTGGAAAGAGGATCGGTTACTACCGAGATATCGCAAGTGCACAAGAACAGCATACAGATGTGTTGATGTTTGGCGTAGAGCGGTTCGTCGAGAAGGGCGAAAAGAAACTCCAGGAGATTGATGTCGGACTTGGTATAGATCCAAAGATTGGAGAGTCGCGACGCAAGGAAAAGCGTGCCTCACGAGAAGTTCTGTTCCAGTTGGCTGGACGTGGAGCAGTATCAGAGAGTGTTGACTACACGTCTGGTATGAAAGCCTTGCTTGAACGTGGTGACATCGAAAAGAAGAAATCTGGCAAAGGATACAAGATCACGAAAGTTGGCAAACGGCGTATCAAAGATATTGATGCAGCAGTGTTGGAGCATATCAAGAATGTTCCGAACACACCAGATGACATCAACAAATTCAATATTCCAGATATGCATAATCACTAATCGATAGCAGTAGGCATGGAATCTGAATAAGTCGCAAAAGTCCGTATATTATATATACTTAATATACGGAGAATTGCGACTTATTCGCAAACCTGTTAAAACCGAACAAACAACAAACCAACCTACCAGAACCAACAATATACGAATTAAAATATTATAACGAATCTCGATAAAAATTTATACACCGTTAAACGACGAATAAAGGACGCAAAAAAACATGACGAACGAACAATACAACACCACATGTTCTGAAGCCCCGAAGGGGTCTAAGCGAAGCGTGCACGATTCAAAAACATTTCTGTTGGATACATGTGATAAGGACGCTGCGCTGCGCCCTGCTACGCAGGCTCAAGGACATCATGGTGGCGTCTGTTCAACATGTACGATCACCTTATCAAAAAAAGATCGTGTGATACACGTGCTCTCATGCCCCTACAAATGGATTCTGGGAGTGGTGTCAGCACAATACAATGGAGTGTTATAATATGGAATCTGGAAACATTATCAACAATTTTACTTATACAGTAGATATTCAGAAGTCCGCCGTCGGTGAAGAACTCTTTATATACGGTGTCGCAAGCACCGGAAAAGAGGACAGAGATGGTGAAACAGTATCGATGGAATCGCTTGAAAAAGCATTTCAGAAATACATGCAGCGCAATCCAGTGTTGATGTATAATCACAATGGAAAGATGGACGCTGTTGGAAAGGTTGTCCCTGAGCATGTAGGCGAGGATGGCACTGTCTACAAATCAGGAGTTATCAACAACGAACTTCGTATAGTCGGACTGATTTCTCGTGCATCGTCTGCAACAGACGTGAGGACGCAGATAAACGAAGGCATCCTCAAGTCGTTGAGCATCGGTGGGCGCGCGCGCAAGATTGCAAAAAGCAATAAGCGGTGTCTGCTGGTATCAGAACTGCACGAAATATCACTTGTCCCCATTCCAGCGAATGGTGATGCGATGTTCGATGTTATTAAAAGCGTGTGTATGGGCGATAATTGCCCAATACGTAAATCAATGGAGACCACAATTATGGATGAAGTAGAAATGGTTACGCTCATCAAGGCAGGCAGTGCACCGGAAGCAGGGGTTACGCCAGAGGTTGATGTCATCAAGGCACTGACCGACCAGGTGGAAGCACTTAAAGACGAACTCAAAGGAATGAAGACAACCCCGATCCAGAAGGGTATTCAGGACGGCGAAGAGCCTGTCGAGAAGGGCGCAACTGATATCGCGTCGATCATCATGGCACGCCACTACGGAGGTGCGTAATCATGTCTTGGGAAAATGTTGACATAGGAGACACTGGTGGGATGTATGAGGCATCGTTCGGAAAGACGCTCGATGGCACTATATACGACGACGGCATGGCAAACTTCTCGAAGGCTATGAATGTCGGTGTTGCATCAGGCGAAGCTGGGTATGCAATGACCCCGATCGTTTACGATCCAGAAGTTATTGACATCACTCGGAAATACACGCCGCTCCAGACCATGTTCAGGAAGCGGACGAATTACGGCATCACGGCGAACTACTACAGGCTGACAGCACGTGGGGGCGCTACGTGGGGTACAGAGGATGCAGCTATCGACGAGGCGGATGACACCAGAGAAGCGGCAAGTTCTGACATCAAGTTCCTTCGTGTCGGTGGACGTGTAACCGGCCCGGCACAGGCGGGTGGCGCACATTTCAAGAACGCGCTACAGGAAGAGATGATGGCAAAGTCTGTATCGATGTCAATGGAGATCGAGAATGCTCTGATCAACGGCGATACCGCAACGACTGCTACTGAGCCAAACGGACTGATCAAACTTCTGACTGCGAACAACACTGCTGTAAGTGGCGCTGTTACACTCGAAGATGTCAATGGTCTTCTGGACGACTGTTTTGTTGACCTTGGTCACATCGACCTTATGGTGACTGATGCATACACACTGACGCAGATCCGTGAGCAGATGCAGGACTTTGTCAAATATTCTGATCCTGTCAAGGTTGCTTGGGGAATGGATGCTGTTGCGTTCAACTCGAACCACGGCGTTGTTCCAATCATAGCGAGCCAGTATATGCCAGGGACAAGCACTGAAAGACGTGTCATCGCATGCGATACCAGAACCATCGAACAGCGGGTTCTTGTCGATGTGTCATACGAAGACCTTGCGAAGAGTGGCGACAGCAGGAAGTTCTTCCTTAAGTCGTACAGATGCCTGATTTCCAAGTTCCCAGAAGGATGCGGACAGCTTACGGATATAAGCAACTGAATAAGGAGGTAGAAAGATATGACAGCAGCAGATATAACTTCAACGATATCAATCGACACTGACGCTTTGCCAAATCTTGGACTCAAGATGCATCTCATCAGGGTTACGAGCACAGAGAATGGTGATTGGATCGAAATGAGCACGGCTCCATATGGATATACGGATGTATATTGGGCGGTGGCTCTTGTAGCGAACGCAACGGAAGCGGTTGGCATTTCCGACAATACCAAGCTGACATTTTCGGCTGGCGGAACGGATGTCATAACGGTGCTGGTCGCGGGTGTGTGAGCTAACCCTCACACATTTGTATTTAGGAGACAAATATGACCGGAACAATTATAGTAAACCGGAACCATATAAGCGATTTCCCGAAAGGGATTAAACTTGTTGGAACGGAAGTAACGGCTACCGCAGCGGAACTGAATGCTGGTGTACTCGGTGGAGCAGCATCGATGACGACAGCGACGGTTCCAGCAGAGACAACGTGTGCTGTACAGCTCGTGTTTAAGGACGCGGCAGGAGTCACGATGGCAGTTCCGACCTCGGGATTACTATATCTAAGTGAGGCCGCAGATGGACTGGCGCATCACCTTGCTGATACATCGCTTGCACTACTGACCAATGGCGCATTGACCAATCTCGGCAGTGCCGGCCCATCGCTATTCACGACAACGGCAGCAGGATTGCTCGGTGTAACCATTTCAGCCAACACTGATTCATACTGGATTGTTGTGGTGTTACCGAACGGAAAACTGCTTATATCCGATGAGTGTGTAGTGAGCGGTGCATAAGTAGGATTCGTTTCCTACTTATATTTATTTATTTAGGAGAATAACATGACTGTAGGATTAAAATCACAGTATG